GATTTATTAGGTTGGATGGAGATATATCTACGAAAACAATAGAGACGGGCCCTGGTTATACCAGAACGCCATCTTCGTTGAGACCGTATATTATTTCCTTCCTTAAAGATTTAGGTGTTAATTCTAGACATTTAGGTCGTATCCCTAAACATTTAATGTTTAAGGAGTTTCATATGTCTTCAAAAAGTGGTCCCATGGGGCATGCCCTATGGACTTCTTATAAAGATATATTTAGTCTAACATCCGATCAACTACAATCGATTAAGATTGTAGGAGGACAGAAATTATACGATTTAATGCTCAAATTTTCCAGTCTTTATCAACGCATTCCGCAATTCTTCGATAGTCGTGCTACCCGCAAAGGTAGTCTGACTTCTCGACGTTTGGCGAAAATTGTTGATAAAGAAGGGAAAATTAGAGAGGTTGCTATTGGAGATTATTATTCACAGGCAGCATTGCTGCCCTTGCATAATTTTCTACTAAAACAACTCTCAAAAATTAACCAAGACTGCACTCAGGACCAAATTAAGAACTTTTACTCTTTGAAGACGTCAAAAGGAAATTCTTATCATAGTATTGACCTCACGGCCTTTACTGATAGATTTCCAATTGATATCAACAGAGAGATATTAAGTTGTTGATTTGGAGAAGAATACGCTAACGCATGGAAGAACATAATGATTGGAGAACCATTTGATCACAAGTCTCGTAAAATATTTTACAAGACTGGTAATCCAATGGGCCTCTATTCATCATGGGCTTCTACTACATTAGCGCATCATTTCCTCTTATGAATGGCCTGTAAAAGGACAAATCATAATTGGAGACGATGTAAATATATGCTTTTGGGTGATGATATCGTTATTGCTAACGATATCGTCTCAAAAGAATATAAAATTATTCTAACCGAATGGGACATTGAGTTTAACGAAAGTAAAACTCATGATTCTGAATATGGATTCGAATTTGCTAAGCAAGTTAGACTCCATGATCAGAACGTCTCTCCGTTTCCCTTATCAGCTCTCTTCGAAAGACAATCCGAAACTATTGCTAGTTTAGGGATTATATTGTCAGAGATCCAGTATAAGAAGTGGAATTCGGATCTGATGTCAGTCGTAAAGAACTACTATATTCAGGTGTTAAAGTGGAGTCGCCCAAGATATCGGGCGTTTCAACCTACACTTGAATTAGTTATATCCTTAGTTCGTTATCTACAAGGAGAGGAGATTCTAGGCAAGGCCATTCGGTCTTACGTAGTCTCACTCATCGGTAAAGCTGGTAAATGGTCTAAACCAATGTATAAGGTTATTCACCCACTATATAGCGGTTAAGACTATTCAACAACTTTACCTAGATAGCCGAGAAAGGATAGTTAATCCAAAAACACCAGGTAGCTTGGGTGACCTTGCTACCTATATGGTTATGGAAATAACTTCTTTACGGGACGGTGGAAGTGACTGTTTCGATTTAATCGAATCAGTTCCCTTCCTACAGGTATATGGAAGAGCTGAAGAATTATTTCTAAAGACCTTCGACAATCTTTACGATTACGGAATGGGAAGCCCTAATGAGCGACTCAGACAGGATATCGGAAAGGTTGATATACCTCTTTCAGATGAGGGTTTCTACGTACGTCATAGAGACGTTGTAGTTATCCGTGCTCTGAAAGCCTCTAAGATCATGACTAACCTCTTAAAAACGACAACTAAAGTTGACGCTTATAATGGTCAATTAAAGTTTGAACTTCCTTGGTCTGAGAAACTTAAAAATAAGTATCCCAAACTAAGGGAGCCCTAACTCATAGGATCCTCGGTCAAGAGACCGATTACCTAATGCCTTAAAGGGTGTTGGGTAATAGCTTTGCCTCACGG